GAGTATTTTGCCTCCTTGCCACTCAGAAATGCTGATGTTAATACCGAACTTCTTGGCGTCCGTATTAACAATTTGCATGAGTCTCTTTTTGCCCATGTCATAGTTTCCAGCATGGCGAGTTGTTTTACCGATAAACCTAAACTCAGGAGTAACTTTTTCAAAGGCCACACCAAATATCCAGGTCGATGTAAGCCGATGTATGTCAACCTTATCGTCGAACAACTTGAGGGTTTTTTCATCTCGTCCTAGGAGCGCAACAATCCTAGCCTCTGCTTGCGAAAGGTCGATTTCAACGAATGAGTAGCCTGGGTCTGCGATGAAGTAGGAGCGAAGTTCTGCCCCTATCTCACCGTGCTTGGTCATCGTTTGGAAAGCGAGTCCAATCTTTTCGGGTCGTAGGGGCTGCTTAAGGATGCTGTTAGAGCTTCGCCCGGTTTCAGTTCCACAGATTCTGACACTAGTTCGCATCCGTCCGTCGTAGTCAGGCTTAGCCTCAAAGTAAGTCCCCTTGGACTTACGTAATCGGCGGATATGGATGATGAGTTCAAGAGCTCGTTTGTGGGAAGGTAACTTGCAGGAGTTAGCTTCCAGAGCGACCAATGTATCCTCATCGACACCTTTCCTTATCGGGAGTTTGAACTCTTTGTAGAGCAGCTCCGAGACCTGCTTCGGAGAACTCACGTTTACCGGATGCCCAACAATATCGTCGAGGTCAAGCTGGGCATACTTAATCTTGTCCTCATACTCTAGGATCAGCTCTTTCCTTCGGTTATCGTCGGCTAAGATGCCCACTTCCTCTAGGTCCTTATAGAGGTAATGCAGCTTCATCACATAACCGAAGAAGAAGTCGTCGAGCCAGTTAGGAAATCCAGGCACGACCAATTCGCGCGCGGCTTCTGTAAGGCGGAGGAAAATCTCGAACGCGACGGCAGCGTCTTTGGCATTGTAGAGCAGGAGTCTGTCTACCTTGTCTTTCTTCCAGTTGAATTCCCGGCCCTCATCTTTGTAGTAGGGTTCCTCTGTGTAGATGGAGGCAAGGAAAGCCTGGCTCTTCTCGAACTCACAATGCAGAGAATGAGCTAGAAGCATTACGTCGCAGTAGACGTTCCTGATCTTGATACCACAGACGTCCTCTAGCTTCCCGTGATCGAACTTGAAGTTCTGCCCTATGACGAGAATGTCCTCCCGTCCGAACAGCTCCGCGAGAATCTTCCAAATCTGGCACAGCTGGTGGTCTGCTATCCCCTCCAAGTTCTGCCAGCTCAGGATATCAAGGAGCGGAACACTTGCGGCGTGCCACTCATTGAAGGCCAAAGCTATGCAGACTGGGAGACCATAGACTGTCTCGATATCGACGCTTACGATGTGCTTGTCAGCGTAGAGGTCGAGGAATCTCTGGAGGGCGATGGGAGACTTGATGATTTCCAGATTACGCTCAGGTGGAGAGTATCGCTTGAAAAGACTCTGTTCTTTGAGTCGCTTCAGGTCGAAACGAACCACATGCCTCATCTGGTATTTCATGGCTCCTGCACCCTCGGCGTTTTCAGAGTGCAGGAAAGCAGCAGGGTGGATGGTCGGGATGACTTTACTATCAAGGTTCAAGGAGGGAAGGACCGAACCTCGGTAGTGCATAATCCCGGTGAAGCCGTTTCCTTTGCCAGTCAGGACGTTTAGGGAGAGGTTTCCCAAGGCCAGGATGACGTTCGGATTGATGGCTCCAATCTCCTGCCAGAGCTGAGGGATGCCCTCCTCAATGCTGTGCCCTATCTCTGACAGCTTCCTGAGATTGTTGTTGGGAGGTCGCCACTTGACGACGTTAGTGACGTAACATTCGCTTTTTCTGATCCCTGCTTCAAGCAGCCAATCATTCAGCATCCTACCCGATGGCCCACAGAACGGAACGCCCGATTCCTCCTCGTCTGCTCCCGGAGCCTCCCCAACTATCACTATCTTAGCGTCGGACGGTCCTTGACCTTCTACTCTTTCTCCTTGCCCCATACCATCTCCGTAAGCTCCTCAACCGTATAAACGATCTTGATTTGTTTCGAGATAGCAACGGTGCGCTCCATGACAGCGCCGGGACTTTTCTCCCATCCCGGAAGCATCAGGATGTGAGTGCAGTGTCCTAGGACAGCCAGATCGTAGGCCATCCAAGTGTGGTAGTGGAGGTCGTAGGCAGAGGGGAAAGCGGCACCCAGGTGGACGCAGATGGAGGGAATGCCCTCACCCGTGAGTCTGATGAACACCTTGAGCGCGGCTGCTACGTTCTGCTCAGTGCTCATCTCCCCGTTTGGAGTAATGGGGCCTGAGATGTAAACAAGCACATCTTTCTGCATCTCAATCATTTTAGCCCCAGTCGTGCTTTCCCGCTCTCGTAGTAGTTCTTCTCCCGTTCGCATACGATGTATCTCCTATCTAGCTCTTTGGCTGCGGCTGCGGTAACGAAGGAACCTCCGAAGGGGTCCAGGATGATGTTGCCCTTGTAAGTCAGGTCGCCGATGATGTCCTTCACGAGTTCAATCGGCTTCTCGTTGGGATGCAGGAGCTTCTGGGGTGGCACAGCTGGAAATGTCTTGACCCCAGATAGGACAGTGGGAGAGGTCATTGCTGGTGATCCCTTAGTAGCTATGACCCCAAGCTCGAAGTTCCTATCATACTCCCAAGGTCGAACTCCTCGTCGGGAGAGTGCATTTGTCTTGTTCCAGATCATGGGGTTCTTGGAGACCTTGAAGCCAAGCCTCTCCAGTTCTCCATTGGTGTGGACTAGCTTGCCGGTCGAGTGGTCCCGCACATCGGAGCCGCAGTAGTAGGCGTAGTCGTCCAGACCACAGAAGAAGAACAGGAACCCATCGTGTCTTAGCACCCTGTAGATCTCCTTGAAGACCGGCATCGTTCGCTGGTCCAGGGTCAAATCCTCCTGAAAGAACTTGATCCACGGTGGGTCAGTTATGCAGTGGTCGATGCTCTGCGCGGGAAACTTGGAGAGCACGGTCGCCGCATCTCCCAGATAGCACTGGTTGACCGCTAGGTCTTGGTTGACGAGGCCCGCTTCTTCTTCTGCCTCGAATCGTTGTGCAGCAATGCGGACAAGCCGGACAGCTGTCTTTTTATCTCTAATGTTACGGAGAGAAGGGTCAAGCTGGACCGCCCTAGCGAGCTGGAGGTCTTCTGCAATTGGTCCGAGAGAGATGCCAAGCTCACGAGCAGTGTCTCGGACTCCCCATCCAGTCTTTTCCGCGTCTTTTTTGGGCCTACCTGTAGGAGCCTCACCGTATTCTGACTGTCGAAACTTGTGAAGTGCCTCGATAAGGAGGGCCTCCTCCCACCACGGGAGATTGTGCCGCTTAAGGTTTTCGTGGGTCTGGATGATTTTGCCTTGGATTTCGTCGACTTCGCGGACTTCGGCATCGATCTCCTTCCATTCCAGTTTAATCGCGGCCCGCAAACGCTTCTCCCCAGATACCAGGAAGTAACCCTCATCCCTCGGCCGCACAATGATGGGATGGGAGAGACCGAGTTCCTTGAGCGACGATGCGATGTTGTCTACGTCAGATACTAGCTCTGGTGACTCCTCTGAGGGTGAGTAAAAGATGCTCTCGATCGGTAGCTTCATTCTTTCCCTCTGCGAAAAATTGCCGGGAGGCTTGCGTCCCCCCGTTACGCGAGACATACCCTCACTCGTAACGACTCGCACCATTCCTCCCGGCAAACTTACCTAACTAGAACGGAATGTCGTCGTCATCCGTCGTTTCGTCCGCGACGTCGTCCTCGTCCGTGTCGTCCTCGGTCTCGTCCCTGACCACGGTTTCCGTAACGCCCGTGTCCTCGTCCTCACGGCGCTTCTGCACCGCTTCCTTGATGTCCTTGTCGGTCATTGCATTCTCCAGATGAAAAGTTGTGGGAGTTCCGTCATTTTACGTGCTTACCGCAGCTCCCAAGCATTCACACAACCTAATCAATTCACTTTTCTAGTGCCCCTCACTTTGATGTAGGGGACGCATGAATTAATTTCGGGGAGTCGAGGGGTCTACTTGAAGTCGCCGAAGCCACCGACCGGAGCGGCCTCAGTCACGCTGGATGAAGGTGCCCAGTCGTCGATCTGGTTGCGGGGCTTGTCGTTGCCCGTCTTGCCGCGCGAGGTGACGATGTGAACCATCACCCTCTTGCCCACCTGCATCTCGAAGTCGTAGTCGGGGTCCACGCCCTCCTCCTCCGAGACCTTGCCTCCCGTGGCCTTGATGAAGGGGATAGCCGACTGCGGGAACTTCTCCGAGAACCACGTCGGGATCGGGACGTCCGTTGCATCCCCATCCAGGCCGACAACGTCGATGCGCGTGTTCATCGACTCCTTGTCCGACGCGACTTCCTGACGGACTTCCTTGATCTCCGCCCCATACCAACCTGGACGGACGATCTTCTGCGCCTTCACGTCTTGCGGCGTAATGTTCATGCGAATTGCCATTTGTCTACTCCTGTCTGCACTTGCTTGTTGTAATACGACGCCTTTATTCCATTATCCTCCAACTATTTACAAGGCTGGCCGCTCCCAATCGCTGCTCCACACCGCTTGCAGAATGAGCCGTTCATGTAGAACTCCCATTCATGTTTTATTTCCTCAGGTTTATCCTCCGGGAAATTTGGTGCGTCGCCTGGGAAGCGAACACGGTCAGCCTCGATGCACTCAGGGCAAATTGCGATAGCCCTGAATACGGTTTCGTCAGGAACCTCATTGCTGACCGATTTGTGGCAGATCCAGCAGATGAGTCTCAAGCAGTTACCTCCTCTGCCTTTCCCTGGAGCTTGACATTGTGCTCTGCACAATACTTCTGCAAAATCGGATACAGAGGCTTATTGGTAATGTCAATGCGTGGAGGCAGAGGGAGCGCAGTCTTTGCCATATCCTTACCGGTCGGTTGGGTAAGGACGAATCGCTGTGCAGGCTCATTCGGAGCACTAGGTGGCTCAACCCCGAATTGGTAGATTTCGTTGAAGTATATGGGAACCAGAGAGGGGGTCTTGGTTCCATAGGCTGCAATCGACCTCGCTTTCTTGAGAGTGCCACCCCCAACGTCTACGCTCTTGTCGACCGGGTGAGCAGTGAAGATGACGTTGCAGGGGAGAACCTTGGACACGTCGAGAATTTGCTGGACGACCGAAGTCTCTCCATTGAACTCGTCCCAGGAGGGGACTTGGATTCCGCTTGTAAGCTTCTTCCCTTTTCCCTCTTTGGACTTAATTCCGAGTTGAAAACCTACAGCCGTGGCAGTAAGAGCTGTGATAGAATCGACCACAACCGTCTCCCAAGGACACCGATCCTGGAGGTCTTCAAACTCTCGCGCGAAATCCATGAACGAGATACAACCGGGGAAGTTCGGGCCGGGTCGGATGGCTTCCATTCCAACGAGGTCATAGGTGATGTCCCTCCTATTGGGATAGAACAGCTTCAACGGCTGCATTCTCCCGTCGAAGTCGAAGAACTTAATGGGGCCGGGAAACGACCCTGCTGCGACAGTTTTCCCGTTCCCATTGTCGCTGATAAAGAGGGCCATGATGCGACCCCCTAGCACAATGTCGAACACGTTTGGCATCAGAGTTTGTCCATTTCCTCGCAAAAGACGTTCTTGACAGCATTCTTCCACTCATCGACACTAATCTCTCCTAGCGCCTTGAGTGAGTCCTCTGCAAACTCCAAAGTTCTCCCGATGACAGTGATGCCAATATTACGGAGGAGCACCGACCTCCGTAATTGTAGGTCTTTGATGTGAGCTGCAAGTTCAGGATGCATCAATCAACCCTCAGGAGATCGTCAAGGTTGTTTAGAATCTGTGTGATCTCTGCCTCGCCTTCGGTCTTTCTCCCCTTCGTATTTGCCGGTCGGGTGCAGGTGACACAATGTGGCTTGCGCTGGTCGAGATTCTTCCGAGTCATCTCGAAGATGTTTTCGCAACGATGGCAGACGCACTGCCTACCGAGAACCATCTCGTTGACCAGATAGTGCCCGCAGTTGGTGAGGATGCACTTCCAGAGTGTGGAGGTCCCCTCCCGGTTGAAGGTTACTTTGATATACTTATGAACGTCGTGACCCCACTTCAGTGAGGTGGCGCTACGCCTCTGTCTCGCCAACGGCCTCCTCCTTCTTGTCTCGGGTGTGCGGCGACCACGGATCACCCTGATAGTATTGAGAGTTGAGCTTGAATTCGCGCACCTGTGGTATCGAGCAGCACACCTGTTGAAAGATGCACCCTGAATACTTGTCGCAGGACGTGAAGTTGGGCGGGAAGTAGTTCTGGTCGATGTAGCCGACAAGGACATGTGCCCAATAGATCGTCTGCTGAACCCATTCCCGAATCAGCTCCCGCTCGTATGAGATGAACTGACGCTGAAACCTTTCGGACGCCGGAATCGACTTCTGGAATCCGATCTTGTTGATGATGACCTGATTCATGTTGAGCGCCCAACAATAACCCATGAACTGGTTAGACAGCTTGTTGGGATTGGACCGACGAGATGCTGTCTTGTGGTCCACGATGTAGATACCGTGGGGTGAGGGATGCTCTACGATGGCGTCGATGATTCCCTCGTAGGCAATGGTGAGACCGGGCCTCGTTGGGGTGTCCGGCCTCTCGTAAATGACCTTGGAAAAGCTCTGCTCGACTTCGAGAACCTTCCAGCCGTCGCGCTGCCAATAGAGGACGTTCTCCTTGAATTGCTTAATGTCCTCCTCGGCAGTCGCGACAGAGAGTTGCATGGGGAGGTATTCCTTTCTCCCCTCTGCAATGGCACCAGCGATCAGGAGCGCATGATCCGCGTCCGTCGTGGTCATGCCCGCCTTCTTACCACGGAGGTAATAAGCGAGCATCTTATGCATCAAATCGCCCTTCTCCAGAGCCTCCGCCTTCTCTGTGGGGCGCCAGTTGTCTATGAACTGCATCTTGACCTTGCGCCCACACGAGACCAAGGTGTTCAGGATCTGCGAGTCAATGGCGATATTCCTCATTTATTCCTTCTTTGTGATCTCGGCGTCCTCAGGACCACCAATGACATTGATGTGCCAGCGGTGGTCCGTTTTCTCGTTGAGGAACTGCTCCATCTCCCAGACAATCCTGAGGTCAGTGAGCTTCATGTTTTCGAGGAGCTTGACCTGGAACTCTTTCGCTCGGCCAAGAGGAGCGGCGACACGGAAGGTGAGGAGCATTACTCGACCCCTCGCATGAGAATCCGAACGCGGTCAGGATGATGCACCTTCCTCTTAGCCACCTTCGCTCCAGACGTTGGTGCTGCTTTCTTCTTGTATTGTGGCGCACCCATCCTCGAGGAAGGCGACTTGGGAGTCAGGAAGTAATCTCCGGGTGCGAAATCGTGGTTGCGGTCGAATGATACTATCTCTCTCTGCACGCGCTCCGGGGTCGAGAAGCGAATCGCTTTGTTCCCTCGGATGATATAGGACGAGGAGAGACCGATGATAGCACCGTCAGCCTCCATGTCTCGACGAACCGCCCGAGCCAACGCGCACTCGGATGGGTCCATCTGCTTTGCCTCTGTGCAGTCCTTCTTCGACACCTTGATATCGACAGACTGGTCTGCATCGACAGCAACTGTGACCTTCGGGAAGAGCCGAGCCACGCTCCTTGGAAGGAGAACGTGTGAGTCTTTCCGAATCTTAATTCTCTTTGCCATTTCTACTCCTTATTGACGATCCACTTTTCTAGATCTACTAGAAGGTTTATTACCTCGTGGTCTGTGATCCAACAGTGTCCAAGTTCAGCGAGCAAAGCGTTCGCCTGCCGAACAGTTATGGGATAGCTACCCTTCGTATCCGCATTGGTTGCAGATTGCTCGGTCCCAAGTTGACCCGCAGGAGGGACACTTGGAGTCCGCGTTGAGCCTACTTCTGAGTCCAGAGGGTGCCTTGTTAGATGTTCTAGGTCTAGCACTTGCCCCAGTTCGAGTTGCAGGGGTCTTAGCGTAATGGGAGTCCGAGATTTGGCCCCAGACTTTGTAGTAGTCGTTCGGGGCCGCGTGACAGAGCCTTTCTGCCTCTTCTTGACTCCAACCTTCTTTTTCGGCATATCGGTAAATCCACCATTCTCTTGGCAGGAGCCTTACGCCGTTGAATTGACCACAGCAAACTTCAGCACGGACACCAGCTCCGAGGTCAGGCATCCGGTTCTTCGTGACCGAATAGCATGACCACGGATAGATGGCAATGATGAAGTTGTTTGTGTGGCAACAAGTGCAGCAATTCTCTTTTGGAAAATCACTGCACTTGAAGACCCTAGTGCCTTCAGAAGAAAAACCTACCGACATCCCGTCGAACTTAGTCGGGTCCCACATTACTGGTTCTCCTTCTCCCTCCGCTGAGTGATTGCGTCGTAGAGCTGCTCGACCTGCCTCCTCGTGAGCGGCATCACCAGTATGAGCTGGCAGATGTCGTCAACGATTTGCTCACGGGGAAGCTGTTTAACCTTTGGTAGAGGGTTCGTCAAAGATCTTCTCCCAACAAGAGTCGCATACTCCAGTCTGCATGGCCTCCCGTTGTCTAGGGGAGAGTTCTGGAAATGCCTCGTTGACATGCCGACCCTGTGCCCACCTGTCCCATCTGATCCGGAACTCCTGCTCGGTGTAGCACTCGAATTCCTCTGAGCGTTCTCTGCCACAGGAGGGACAGTGAACCTTGAAGAATACGCTCACCGAGGTCTCGCTCGGATAACTCGCATCCCCCGGACGTAGCCACCCGCCTCTTGGATGTTGAGGATGTCGCCCTCCTCCAATTCGATGGCGTCACCTTCGTAGTCCGGCTCGTTCTCCACAACGACCACAATCTCCTCGTCGTCGGGAAGGCCAGCAATGTCTGCCTTCAAGTCTGAAACCTTGTAAACCATGACTCTCCTTTTCGGTAGCCTCGGAGTTGATACCCGCTTGTTTTTCCCAGCCTGTTTCATCAGAGTTCCTCCTCTGAGATAGGCTCATACGCCCCGGTGATGTCGGGCCTCGGTGAGTCGGGATGCAGCTTGCACCAACGCTCGAAGCACGACTGACAGATTGGTTCTCCCTTGATGGATGGGACCTTGCGTGGGTTGAAACTTACCATCGCCCCACAGGAGAGGCAACGACCCATCGCGAACAGGTATCCCATTACGGCCTCCCGTCCTTCAACCGCTTCTCGTTCGTGACCTCGATGTGACTGAGAACGGAGTTGATCGTGTCCCATTCCGACGAGTTGAGCTTGACCCACTCGCCGTCAATGAGCCGGTGCTCGGTAAGCTGGTAGCTCTGGGTCTTACCCGAGTAAACGAGCGACCACTTGTAATCCCGCTGTTTTGACGTAAGCATTTGGTGCATTAGATCCCCGCTAGGTTGCGGAGCCTCCCTGCCAGTTTAAGTAAGTCCTTCGTGATTTCATCGCACCTCCGCCTTCAGCGCATCAAGTTCCCGACGCAACTCGCCGAGGTTGTGAAGCTGGTTGATGATGACCTCCTCCTTGGCCGCGCTCTCACGCATCGCGGCTTCCTTGCGAGCAATAGCGCCGATGACTTCCAGCCGCTCGGCATTCAATTCCTGCTTCAGTTCTTCGTTCACTCCCGCCGCTTCAGCAAGGCCGTCACCCAACTGACGAATCGTCTGCTGCAACACATTGATCTGTTCTTCCAGTTGTGCGATGCGATCCGTGTGGACATTCAGCATTGCTTCGAATTCGCCTCTGAGACTTTCCTGCATCTGGGCGACCTTGCCCTTGTCTACCCTGTTACTCATTAACCTCCGCGCTTGCTCGCAGATGGAGCATAAGCAAGAGCAGTGCTGTGGTTCTAAACATGCACGACAGTTAACCACAGTGCCTCCCTCGCACTTTCATGACCGAGCCATCGGGTTGTGGGAAGTAGCTCAAGGAGCCGATGGCGGCCTCCTCGAATCCGTTGGAATGAATGGGACCGTAGTAGATGGCGACCATGTGGGGAGTAACTGTAAGACGTGCCCACTGCCTCTCCGTCTCCATTGAAGGAAGATCGGAGAGCGCCATCTGAACCGCTGACGCTTTTCCGTGCAAGATGAGACTCCAGTTCCAGTTCCGGTTGCCGACATAGACCCAAGAATACCCTCACAGGCAGGGCATTCCTCGAACTACTCAGCGAGAATCTCTGCGATGCGACGCAACTTGTCCTGCGATGCTGACTCTGGCTCGAACAGGCGCTCCAGCGCGTATTCGATTAGAGTAGAAACGCTGATCCCTTGGGCCTTCGCCATCTCGATGGCTTTATCCCACTTGGAGAAGTCGCGCACGTAAATCGTCTTGTTGCCGTATTGAATGTGTCGACCAGATCGAGGGCGTCCTCTGACGCGCCACCCTTTCTCTCGCGCACAGTTAATACAGAGGTCATCAGGACCATAGAGGCAAGAAGTGCCCGGCACATCACAGAATTCCTTGCCTTTTGGAGTATGCCGACGGGGAACGCTTTTATCCATATTCACCAGAGAAAAAAGAAAGGGGTCCGAAGACCCCAATCTCGAGTTAGGCTGCCCATTTCTTGAGACCGTTGCGATTCAGAACGTCGGCCAAATCTCTCATGAGGTCTGACTCGTCCCAAATTGTCTCCACGTTATCCAGAGTCGCGTGGAGAATGCTACGCTTCCTCTCGACTAGCTCGGTCAGGAAGTCGTCGATCGAACCTGCGGCGATCAGGTAGGTCGCCATGATCTTGTCGGCCAGCTGACCCGGTCGGGGAAACCGTGCTTCAGCCTGCTCTTCGTTGGAGGGATTCCACTGTCGCTCCATCATGAGGCAGTCGGAGCAGAACTGCATGTTCAGCCCTTCGCCTGCGCTCTGCGTGGATGCGATCATGATGCGGAAATTCTTGCCGGTTGGAACTTCGAGCAGAACCGGTTTGTTCTCCGCGTCGTAGCTTCTCTCAGTCCTGACACCCTTGAACTCGGCAAGCACGTCTTGCCTTTGCTCCATTGTCAGGTCCGAGATAAGCATGAGAGGAAGTTCGAACGTGCCATACTCACCGCTCTTGTTCAATTCGTCGATGAGCCGGGAGAGACCGGCGTAGAGCATCTTGCGAGTTGAATTGTGATGCGTGAATATGACCAACTTGCGGTCGGTGGACGTGAGAAATTCTTCAACGAACTCCGTGGCTGCCGGAACTTTCGCTTCTCCGGTCAGCCGCCGCATTCTGGAGAAGTATCCGAGAATGTTGCTTATGTCCTTGAAGTTGATTTCCTCAACGTCGGACATAAATTCTTGGAACTCCTTGATCACCGCCTTGTAGCGCTCCAGAACGTCCCCACCCATCTCGGCGTGACGGAACATTCTGGAAATTGCAGGTAGCTCAGGTAGCACTTCGGCCCTCGTGAACCGTTGAATGAATCCCTTCGTTTTCTCGTGGAAGCGGTCGGGATAGGTGAGAATGCAACGCGAGCCAGAACCGACCGGGGTTGTTTCCCTCTGGATGAAGTGCTGTTCAGAAGGATACAAGGTCGGGTTGACCAAATGCAGAATCGGCGCATACTCGTGAGCCGAGTTCTTGATCGGGGTGCCGGAGAGACCCATGACGCTCGGTCGCTCGGACCCGGTGCGCTGCCATGCAGAGGCAATCTTCTTAATTGCACGGCACCTTGAGGAGGCGGGGTTCTTGATCATCTGGCACTCGTCCAGAATGATTGATTTGAACTGGCTGCAAACTGCATCGTCCCAACGAATGACGTTCTTTTTCAGTTTCTTACCAGTCCGACCGTTGGTGAATTCTTCCCCGACGAGACCCACAGCGTTCAACCTCTCCCAGTCGAGATCCACGTCCGGGCGAACCAGACGCAGCGTGTCGTAGGAGATGATGACGATGGGGAAGTATTCTACGTAGGGCAACTGATTCCCGTTCTCTATGATCTGGGGAATCATTTCTCCGTTCGACCAATTCACGAACTCCATCCAAGTATTGTAACGGAGACCGGACTTGGTTACGAAAAGGATGGGGGACATGGATGCTTCGTTTCTCTTAGCGAGAATTGCAGCGATAACCATTTTCCCGACGCCCATCTCGTGAGCCAGAATGCAGTTCAGGCCCGCTTCCTCGGCAAACTTAGCGGACCTGAGCTGGTAGTCATACGGCTTGTGGCCGTTTCGTGCGACGATGATGTCTTCGAGCGGTGTCTCGATTTTGTCTTGAATGAGGCAGTGGCCGCACTCGAGGAAAATGAACCACCGAGTCATCATGTCCTGTCTCTTAGTCTCCACGGCAACTTTGCCGCAGAAAGGACAGGTCTGTCGGAGCGTAGCGATGGGTTTTCCCATTACTTAGCTCCTTTGAACTTCTTCTCGACGTGTGCGATCGTGGCTTCGTCCAACTTACCCAACGCCTTGAGTTTGTCGATGACTTCCTCTTTCGAGTCACCCATAACATCGGCGTATACGTCTGCGAGCTTGATCCCTGCGCCCTTGGGAGGAGCAGCAGGCCGGTCCTGCTTCATTCGAGTTGCAGCAGCCTTGTTATTCCCGAGAATGTGCTGCTTGGTTTTGTCTAGTTCCTTGATTTTCGCTTTTCTCTCGGAACTCTGACCGTTCAACCTCTCAGCAAGGCCCGAGCGCAGACCCTTCTGAAATTCGCGCGCCTTGTAAATGTAGGCTTCGATCTCGTGGAACTTCGAAATGACCTGTTCGTCCGTGGCCGCCGTGACCGAGAAGGAACGGCCTGCAAGGTAAATCGAATTCGGTTCGTTCGGCTCGGGGACAGCGATTTGCTGCTCCGAAATAAACGCACCACCTGAGACCCATTCGGTCTCTTTGATCTCGAGCTTGGTAATTACGAAGTCAATGCTCTTCGCAGCGTGCTCGGGAAGCGGCTCCTGTTCAAAGAGCGGGGTCGCAGCCTGTGGACGAGGAAGGCTGTTACTTGGAGGAATCGGTCTCGGCGTCGGCTTTTCTTCCGGGCTTTTGGCTGGAGAAACAGGCTCGACACTTGAGGGTTTCGACGATTCGTCCATTGCGTCCGCCTTTTCGCTCCCGTTTGACGGCAAGCTCACCACCGCATCGCTTACAGATTTTTTCCATTCGGTCTGCTCGGCCTTTCCATTCTGCTGTTCACGAGCTGCGAGGTAGTCGTCAAAGCTCTCGAATTTCTGAGCTTCCTGATCTACCTCATTCACCAATTCCGACAGTTTGTCTTTTTGTTCCATTGCTCTGCGTTTCTCAAATGTTGCGTGGTTGAGAAGTTAATCGCCATGTGAATTTAGGCCATCTATGCGACGCTCTCTTGAAGATCCCAAAAGAGCGTCGGTAACATGGTCTAGGTCTCTGAGCGGGACGTGAGAACCTCGGTGAGGCCAATGATAAACGCGCGCTCGTAGGTCATCTTTTTCATGACCCTGGGGTCTTCGATGCGGCAGTTTAGGCTTCGTGCGTATTCGAATATGGCCTGTTTGAACCGCTTGATCTGTTTTGCTAGTTCCTCTGAGGTCTCATTCTTTCCAAGGCGCTTTGCCTCGCGGTAGAAGTGAGCGAATACACCGTTGGAAAACTGTTCGCCGTCCGAACTCTTTTCTCTGCCGTTCTCCAAAGTGTAGTAGGCGTGAGGAAAGCCACCGTTCTCCGAAACCGCCACACAAACGGCCAGCGTGGAGAAGAAATCCTTCCGAGTTTTGTAAATCTCCTCGGCTGCGTCCTTCGCCTCGTTGTGCGTGCTCCAGATCGTGTCGTCTTGGACCCAACCTGAGAGAAGGTGCTCGCGCACAAAAACGTAGTAGTCTTTTTGTTCCACTGTAGTCTCCAGAAGTTAGTGTTTAGTAGCCCGTTTCGCAGGTTCAATGATCTGCGAGTTGAAAGTGAACGACCAGATAATGATCGCGCACATGCGCTCTGAGAGTGAGCAGATCCAGCAGGAGTCAATAGTTTTCGCCATTGCCATTCCAACCTGCTGCTCTTCGAATCCCATGACCAAGTCCGGGTAGTCGTAGGATTCGAGAAGTTCAAACACGCGCTCAATATACGCGCCCTTGGTTTCCGAAGTGGGCCGACCCGACACGCTAAGAACGGCCATTGGATTTCTCCCGTGCAAAAGCCGCGCAGTAGCTCGGAGTCCGCACAATTCGCGGGATGACCCGATACTGAATTCCGGGGTTCACGCGCGCCTGCTGCTCTTTCCAATCCAGAGCATCGTTTCTCTCCTCGAACAGCCCTTCACAGCACCACTCGAGATACGAACCAGTGCGCCATTCCATACTCCAAACTTCCCGGCAGATGGGAACTTTAGGAGCTTTCGTTTTAGCCATGCTTTCTCCTTAATCGCCCGAAATTAGGCCATCTAGAAAATTCTAAGTAGCTATTCCGGTGTATTCAGTCGGGCAAGCTACAGAACTTTCCACATAGTCAATTTCCCTATGCTCATGCTCGGCTTACTTGCTCGTCGCAGGGCACCCTTGATCTGCGTTTAACGAATGTCACTGTGGTCCAAACTTCCCCTCCGGCCATATTCACCACGGTCTTTTGTGGGGCCATTAGGTTAATAACTTCTGCTTAATTCCTTATTTGCGGGAATTCCAACCGGCTCCTCGTTAGACGTGGGAACCAGAAGTGCAGCGTGCTACATTATCGCTTGGGTCAGTGCTCAGCTAGATCAGGTAGGTGCCGGACCCCCATGACGGGGCAGCTTCGGCATTCTCCTCTGGAGTATTCACAGAGTAGCGAGCGTATTTGGTTATCAAAGACCTGAAGGCCCACCACTTCTACTTTTGGGTCGCGAACCTCTCATTTTGGCGGAGGTGAGACCCGAAGCAAGGGCTGCAAGGTGCGCGCGGGATACGAAAGAGCCAGCCGCAGCCGCACAAGCCATTGTAGCACGGTTCCCGGCGGCCTGCAAGTGCTTGTGATCAAAGGGTTTAGCCGTTTTGGATGTGTGGATTATGGAACTGGGTCTAGGTTCCAATTCTCCTCCTTAGATAGCGAGATACAAGGGGAAAGTAGGGAATGGAAAAATTCACCTACCCTGATTCCAGGCTTATTCCGAGCTGATTCCAACCTTATTCCAAGCTGATTCCGAGCTGATTTTTCACGGTAAGTTATTGAAAACAAAAGGGTTATTCTAAACACCTATATGTATATGAGGGGGACCATCAGGGGGTCAATTTCGAATTTCGAAAGGGTTTCTGGTTTTCGTATCTAGTTTCTTTTTTTATTTTTTTTTTTTTTTCATCAAACTGAAAAGGATACGAGAAATAAAGTGTTCGCCCGGCGAACGGTATCTTTTTCGAGAAGGAGGGAGATCCCCACATATACAGATCCTCTTTCGGTAGATCGCTTTTTTGTGCGCGTTTTCATTGGGTCGATCGCTTTTCGGGTAAGGATAGAATCAGGTGAGAAACAGCCTAGGGAAAGGTCGGGGAAAGCCTGGAATCAGCCTGATGGGGAGATACGCGCCTCCCCGCGATCATCCCTGAGAGGTTCCGTAGGAAACTGTTCTAAGCCTCTGGAAATTGTTCTAAGCCTCCGAAACTGCGCGCGCGTGGGTAAGACCGGCCCGAATTTGCGCCTCCGTGAACGATTGTTCGGGAAAGGCGAACGCTTTCTAGATACGCGCGCCTCTCGGTCTCGAGCCTGGGACCGGAATACGCCTCCGTCGCGCTTACCCTGGGTCTCCGGGCCGGAGGACCGGGTGCCGGGGAGGATACGGCTGCGCCGGGCCGGGTCCGGGAGCGGCGAATGCAAGCGATTTTTTTTTTCGCCGGGCTGCTGATTTTTGGTGCGCTGGCGCGTTCTCGTGCTACACTTGTGTTTCGGTTGGCGGTTGCGGCGGCGAAACGGCGCAGCGGAGTTCAGCCGGGAGAAGTAGACGATGGCAAAAAAGCCGAGTGCGAAAACGACAGACTCGAAAATCGACAAGGCGAAAACGAACCTTGTCACAAGTTCAGGTGAGGTAATTGTGAGCAATACGATCGAAACGACGGAGACTCCCAAGGGTGAATCCCGTGGGCACTACTCAGCGGAAACCGTTTACGGGCTGAGTTCGGATCAACTGGCTGCGGCGGTTGCAGCCGGCGCACTTCAGCCGACGGGCGATCCCACGGCGGTTGTCATTCGTGGCAAGGGAAACACGAGGGACGAGTTCGTTACCTATCAGAAGTTCGTCGCGGTCAACTTCGACGGCGCGAAACTCCTGTGCGGCGGAAAAGAGGTTGCCGCAACCGAGAAGCCGGAAACCGGTGACGACACCAGATCCGACGCGGAGAAAGCGAAAGGCGCGGCGGATCATTTCAACTACGGTTTCGACCTGGAGGTAAAGCGGGAACTCCGCGCGAAGCTGGCCGAGCTGATCGAGGGTCCGGCAAAAGCCATTGCGAAGGCTGCACAGACGATGCTGGATCAGGGCGTTGCCGAAACGCTGGACGATGCGGTCGCCATGGTGAAAGCTGGCCGACTCCGCAAGGGCCTGCCGGTCTAATGACGGCGGCGGGCGTAGTTTGGCTGTTCATACTTGCAGCCGGTCTACTTTTCATCGGTCGCAAGTAATCGGTTCGGTTCGGGGGAGCGGGGGATCATCTCCGCTCCCAACTTTCAGAGAGAAAATCAAATGGCAAAAAAGTATGACGGCGGCGGTTATGGCGAGGCGGTTTCGGTTGCGCCCGGATCATGGGCGGTTGTCATTCTCGGCGTGATTTATGCGCCGTTCAATTCCGAGCCTGAAGCGCATGCGTGGGCGTTTTCATTCGGTTTCGGAGAGACTCGCTACGCGGTTGCACCGTTCAACGAGCCTGACCGGAACATTCTGACGCAGCCGGTTTCGGAACTCGTGATCAACGCAGCCCGAATGTTAGTTGAAGTTGGTTTGGCCGAGTCAATGCGCGAGGCGGTTTTGATCGTGCAGGCGCAGCGCAAAGCGAAGGGTTTGGACTCGGAGTAATGGCGCGCGTAATTCAGATCGGCGCGCGTCAGTATCCAGTAAGTGACGCAAAGCAGAGTGCAACGATTAGCATCGGCGGCAGGATCATCGTCCGAGTAGGTTAGTCGGAGAGTAAGGCGAGGGACAGCAGACCTCGCCTTATTCGTATCCCGATAGTCCGATATCGTAGTATCCGAGGTCGGCATACTAATAATTAGTTACTAACAAATAATCCGCTACTTATTTTTTTATAGCTACTTACTTCCCCTCCGGTCCTTACCTTTCCTCCGGTCCTCACTAAAGTATAGTTACTAACTATTTGGGTCCCATGAACCCGGACGGGGGGGTGGTAGCCAAC